TGTCTACACGCGGGCAGCCACAGCACCCCTTGGCTTCGCGCACTGCACCTATCAACTCAATAAGCAGGCTGTTAGGCTCCGCGCTGGCGGATAGGTGCTCTTCGATTGCGGCCAGAAGTTTGGCGGGCATAGGATCCATGCGGGTCGCACGGTTTGCCACTCTGCGTAGAAGGGATCTTGCTTCAGATGCAACAGTAGACACCGCATGCAGCCTGGCGCCCAAAGCGCCCCTACATTCAATAGCATTAGATAACAGCAAACTCGACTCGGCCAGCTGGGTACGAAGCCGCTCAACCTCGCCATGATCGGCGTGGGTGTAGAGCGGACCCAGTTTGGCGATTTCGTCGAGGCAGTCGTTTCGGCCAACAATCCTGCCAGCTGCATACACTTCGCGCTCAAAAGCTGTGAGCTTGTCAAAGTGGCGTTCTTTGTTGCGCTCAGGCAGCGCCACCGGCTCGCCCTGGTGCTGCTCAGCTGGCTTACACATTGCTGCGAAGCTCCTCACGAATGCCCTTCAGAACCGCTGCGCGCTCGTCTCGCACGCATGCACCGGCGAAGCAATGGCTACCCACAGCCTCGTACGAAGTCGCTGCCTGAGCGCGTCCTTCGGCCTCACGCTGAATGCGCTCAAGGTCAACGCTGAACTGCTCGTTGATACCTTGCAGGGACAGGGCCAGCTGTCGATGCGCCTGCTCACGGCGGGACTCTGCCAAGCGCCGTGCATTCGCCTCGGATGCGGCACGCTTGCGGTCCGCCTTGTTCGCCAGCGCCTCGGCATGGCGTGTGTTCAAGCGGGCCGCGCCGCTCAGGAATCGGGAGGTGTACGCGTTCGTGTGTTGGTCCAGCGCCAGCAGGCCGGATGCAATGCGGGTCAAGATGCTCATACGTTGTTCTCCAGCAGGGTTAGGAATTCGTCGAGGTCGTCGTACTCAAGGCCTTCGTTCCAAGCCTTGTCTCGGAAGTCATTGATTCGCTTGCGCAGCTGTGTGCTGCTCAGCTTCGTTGGAGTATCGCTGGCGTAGTCTGCCCACGCCCCGGGGTAGTCTTTCGGCCACCATGGGGTGTCGGGTTCTGGTACTCGGGCAATCGGCAGGGCTTCCCAGTCCACTGCGATAACCGCATCCCGCAGGCGCAGAAGGTGCCCAAGATCCTGGCTCTCCTTCACCGTGTGCTCATGATCGTACCCGACTGAGATGTTCGTGCACTCAGGCACCAGCTCAGCGAACTCCTTTGAGTCGGTGTACAGTCCACCATCACATGGCTCGTACTTGAACACACCCGGGTAGCACCGGTTCAGTGCGTCGGACAGCGCCAGTGCGAACGTGTTGCTTGCCGTCTGGAAGAACCCTTGGTGTGTGATGATGTCGTCGGTGCCCCGACGGTCGAAGCTCACACACATCAGGGCCGAGATGTTCGGGTGGTCCAGCACGTACGCACTGGACCCGATGCCGCCGCACTCCTCACCTACGAAGAACAAGTACTTACCGGGCTTGCCCGCCTTGATCATCTCGGTGAGCAGGTACACGCCCGCTGCATCGTCAGCCCCGAGCACACTGGCCTTGCCGTCGAGGCCGTCGGCCCCGATCTCTTGGGTGTCCTCGAAGTACCACAGGACCTGCTCACCATCGGTGCGATGCACGGTGTCAAGGTGTGCAGTGAACAGCAGATCAGATCGACCACCCACCTGTACTTCAATGTTGCCATGCTGGTCCACTACTGGGACGTAGCCGGCCTCGTACACCGCGTCAAGTACCACGATGCGGGCCATGCGCTCGCCTGCGCCGCCATGTGGGCGGCGGATACTCAGCAGCGCCTTCAGTACGCTGGGGATCTCGATCTGTTTCATACCTCACCTCGTTCTCGACGGCACAGGATGCAGTCGCAGCCGGTTTGGGCCGGGATGCTTAATCCAGTTGCAGGTACAGGCGCCGCAGCCCGGGCTACCGGGGCTTCGCCCCGCGAGAACGTCTGGATAGACAGACTACGCATAGGCTGTGCCACGGTAGCCCACGGGCCTTTGCCGGTGTAGTTGTACGGCACATCGCTGTCGTCCACGAGTTCGCACCCCTCTTCAGTATCATCCCACTCGCCATGCTCATCTAGCATGTCTTCAGTTGGGTCGATCTGGGTGAGGTACGAGTTAATGCGATCAGTCACACGTTCATGTACCTCCACCTCTTCACCGTCTAGGTATATAGTACTGCGGGCGCCTGCCGGGCAGTACTCACCAATCACCGGGCAGCGCCAGTCATCACAGTACTCGCTGATCCACGTATTCGACTCCGACTGGAACGTGCAATCATCCTGATCGTGGTACTCCTCATCGTCGCAGCAGTACACCTCGTTTACACCAATGACACCGCTGGTTTCGGATGCGTACATCCCACCGTCGTTGGTGATGAGCAGCCGGTCACCCTCGTCCTTGACGTACTCTACATCGCCGTCGAGGTACGGGGCGATCATACGGTTACCGTCCTGCACCAGAGCCAGCCAGCTGCCCTTGAGGGCACAGCTATTGTGCTGTATACCAACGCGGCGCAGTGCACGCTCTCCGTGCACAGAGCCGTACCAGCGCACACACGCCATGCTTTCGGTGTTCACGATACCCCGACCGATGCGAACGCCGCCCACCATGTACGTGAACAGGGCCAGGCCGTTGTCATCGCTGCCGAAGTGCGCCGATGAGTACACGTCAGTGGGGTGGATGCCGTCCCATGTGTCGTACTCATTCGCCGGTGCTGCCATGCAGGAACTAACGCCCTTGCCTTCCCGTGCCATGGCTTCGTACACGGCGCCGAACAACACGTCGTTTGGGTACACCTTGAACGTACCACCTGACGTGTTGTTCGCCTTGATCTGCTCCACTGTGGTGCGCACAGTGTCATCATCCAAGCCGATCGTGGACAGCCACGATCCGAGCCGTACGCGGGTGAAACGCAGGCGGATGCAATCCTGCGGAGTCAGCAGGCCTGCTACCCACGGGCCGTCGACGTCATCATACACAATCGGCACAGACCATGGGCCGTTGATGGCGCCTCGCGGGTACGTATCACCGCCCCAGGTGGGTGGCAGCATCTCCTCGAACCACTGCGAAAACTGCTGTCGCATGCCTTGGAACAGCGCTGGATCGCGGTCGGCGCTGTAACTATTCGGCGATGTTTTCTGCACCCAAGTGTCTGCCAACTCGTACTGGTTCATGTTAACCCAGCACCTATTCCAAATCGATATCCCTTCCCACTGACCAAGCCCAGTGAGTTCTGTTCGTATTGTATCCCAGCCCCCGCTGGTATGCTCTCGGTTAAACGTGGCCATCAGCACCACTTGCGACCGCGTGTCCAGCTTAATCCCGGCGCTATGCAAATGCGCATTCATTGCACGCACCATACCCTCGAACGTGTAGCTTAGGGTGCGATAGTGATCGCCTGCGATACTACTGTTCCACGCTTTAGCGAACGCACGCAGCGGCTTGGCCAGCGGCAGCGTACCCGGGATGTCATTCTCCGCACTCAGCATCTGATTGAATGCCGCTGCGCCCTGATCTTTGAAGCTGCGAACACTCTCCTTACTGAGTTCCGCGAGTGCGGGCCCTTGCAAGAGTGGCTGAGCTTCATGAATGAACTGGCTCAGCGCTGCACGGGTTTTGTAGGCCAGCTGGCTGGCGCCTTTACCCGGTTCGACGATCTCAAAATTCAGGCTCATTTCCGATGTCCTTTAATCAGTTGCGAGTGCAGCCCAGGCGCTCAGCCTAGACGCGTTCGAGTTCGAAGGTTCGTACTGGGCGCATGCGGCCCACCATTTCTGCCACGTAGTACAGGCGTCCGTATTTCTCACTACGCATCTTGGCATCTTCCAAGGCCTGCTGCTCGCTTGGAAGAGTGCGGGCGGCAGACGGATAGCCGTCTGCATTCAAGTAGTACACCACCCAATGCTTGTTCATCTGCCACTCCATGTCCAGCCCAAGCCGGAACAGTTGATTGTGCTGCAAGGCCCGGGCAGCTGATCCACCCGAGGTTTACGCTTAGGAAGGGATGCCCGCCATGCTGCCAGCCGCCCCTCCCGTTCAATGATGCTGGCGCGCTCCGACTCAGGCACGGAGTCGTCGAACTCGGTGCCTGAGTCGGCACGCCCACCGTTGGCGGTCATGATCATTTCAGAATCTCCCGCCACAACAGAAACACAATGCCGCTCAGCATGCCAGTCACAGCCAGCATGCAGCAGCAAAGAGTGAACGCCGCCGCGTATTTCACGAACTTGTCCATGCTACACCTCGTTCATCTGCGCCCACATCTCGTACGCCTCACGCGGGGTGCGGCCTACGCCTGAGCGGTACGCAAACCCCGACCGTGTGCGGCATGCCCAGTATCCGGCCTGCAGTCCACCAGCCTTCGTGACGTAAATGTTATGGGCCGCTGACTGCCACGTAATGCGCGGCTTCATGGGCGCATGATCCTGCTTTGCGTCCAGTTCCGATGCCACCACGCCAGCATCGCTTGCCCAACCGACCAGCCCGAGCAGGTGATTGTACCGCTTGAGTACACATGCCAGCACCCGTCGATGAAACGGGCCCGTGGCTTTGGGAGCTTGTTCATAGCGTCAGCCCTTGATCTTGTGCGCACTGCCAGCGCAGTTCACGCAGTGCCCGTTGAATGTCTGGGCGGTTGATGTTCTCGGCGTTCACGCCAGCCTCCGTGGCTAACTTCGCCACGGCCACGTCACACTCCGCTTGCACGGCGGTGTTGTACTCCTGCCAGTGCGAAGTGCCTGACTGCCCGGTGATACCGCCCAAGGATGGGCCTGTGGCGCAGCCAGAGAGCCACAGTGCAACGCCTGTGACGAAGATGGTGTACCCTATTGCCTTGAGCATGACGCACCTCAGCAGGCCCGGCAGAGCCTTACAGGAGTGTACGGGCAATCCAGCTTATCGCCTTGGTAGGCCGTGACCAGATTGGTTGCGATGCTACCAGCACGCCACGTAACCGCAGCGCCCGGCCCTTTGTAGCACAGTGCTTGCCACATGGCTCAGTACTCCAGATCGATGAGGCACAGGTCGGGCAGTACCCGCTCAGCGTGCTTCAGGTTGAATGTCACCTGACAGGTGCCTTGCAGCACATGCTCGTCAGGCACCTCGTACACTTGCACACGCCCGCCTGCCTCGTGTAGGGCGGATAGCCAGCCCACACCGTACACCCAGCGACGCAGCTGCTGCAGGCTCCCGAAGCCGAACCTGTGAGCCTTCAGGTGTACATGCGCATCCCAGATGCTGGGTACGTCACCTAGCAGCGTGCGGATGCCGTGCCGGTCGCAGAACGCCGGCCATGCATGCACCATGCCGCCGTCATTGTGTGCGGGAGGGTGTGCGCCACCTTCGTACCCATCGTTTACACCGATGTCTGCGCGGCTCCACAGCGATCTGCCCTGATTCGAGCGGTACATACCGTCGCCACGTTCGTCAACTATGCGGTAAACCTTCATGGCGCACCTCAGGTTGCTTCTTCACAGGTGGATTAAATGCCCGGTACATGCCTTGGGCAGCGAACAGTAGCGCAAGGATAGCCATGTCAGCGCCTCCTGATGATTAACCACGCCAGTAGGCAGAAGGCACCGGCACAGCCGATGCCAGCGCCCACCACTAGGCCGAGCATGAACCCGGCCAGCACGTTACACCGCCAGAGCGCGGGCCTGAGCCAGCTTGTCGGCGCCCTTGATGGTCTGGCCCTTGGCTTGCGCAGCATCGGCCTGTTTCAGCAGACGGGCAAGCGCGGCCTGGAAATCGAACATCTCAGCGACTGGCTTCTCAGGCGCTGCCTTGAACCATGGCTTCGACGCGGCTTCCTGCAGGTCAGTCTTGCCGTCGGCATTGAACACGAACGGGCGGTCCTTGCTGCTGGCCTTGTCAGTGTTCACACTGATCATGCCGTAGTTCGTGAACCACGCCACCAGCGCAGCCTTGCGGGCGCCCTTTGGCAGTGCGTTCAAGAGCTTGATGGCCAACGACACTTCGCGGTTCAACTCGACGTGTTGCAGCACGGACATGCCCACGTCCTGCACAGCGGCGTCGAACGCCTTGCCGTTAACCTTGATGTTCTGAATAGCGGCGTTGCATTGTTTCACAGTCAGCATGGTACACCTCAGGCGAACGCTCTACGTTCGTTGGTTGGATTCCAGTAGTCACCGAGCCCACGTTGGTCACGGTTAGTCCACGAGTTGTTCAGGTCACGCTTACGCTTCGCAGCGCCACGGTCCCCAGCCTGTGCCTCATCGGCCAGATTGCAGCGAAGCTTCACAGCTGCCTCACTGCGCTTCTGAAGCGCTTCCAAGTCTGGGCAATCCACACCCAAGCGCTTGGCGGTGTGGCGTGCCTTCCGGCGTGCCGCCTTGTCATAAGCGGCTTGATTCTGGATAAACTCAGCCATGGTACACCTCAGGGTTCGATTTCGGGAGTGCTCTCCCATCGTCAGCAGGCCAGCATTAGACCTGTATCGTCCAAGCTCAGTGCCGTAGCCGTGTCTTGGATTCGCCCATAAGGTAAGGGTACTCACCGCGTTATACCTTGAGTTACCTCAAGTGGGATTCCGGCTTGGCTGCATTGGCAGTCTACTCCCGGCGCTTCCCAGTGGCTCCACCACTATCGGCTGGCTCAAGTGTGCCCAGCGTACTCTCAGGTTATCCCTCGGTTGGGTGTAGAGATCAGGTAGAGCTAGGCCCATCCCGACGTGCATCCAACTCTGGCAGGTGCCCGGCACCTGTTTGTGTTACCACGACGTCCCATCAGTGTTCGCCTAGTGCTAGCGGTACTAGCCTTCGACGCCGTGTCTTGCCTTGTTGGGAGCCAGTGTATCAACTCCCTGTGTTGCTGTCAAGTGGCTTATCTCCGCTAGCCGATGTTGCGCTAGGTTCCAAGCCCGTGTTAGCTATCGTACAGCTAGCCTAACCCGTTTGACGCCTTGCATACTACGTTGTTGCGGTGTATCTGTCAACCCTTGAAAGTCGCCTACCGATCGAAACCGGCAGACCCCGTAGGATCTACTCCCTAGAGTGCCTTCCGGTCTTACCTCGTTGGGAGTGACTACAGATTGACTCACCCAGCGCAGGAAGTCAACACCCATCAGCAACACCCGACGAACGGTATCACATACCCTCTGAATAGCCCTTCAGAGGCACCTCTAGAACCATTGATCTAGAGCCTTCGCAATAGAAGGACACTAAGAGATAAGCGAGAGCGAGGAACGAGAGTCGAGATTAGAACGTCGCGGGTTTAATCCCGCGGAACATCCAGAGGTATCCAGAGGTAGGCCGCTGATCCGGCACGCAGCGCAGCCACAGTGAGAGTCAGCCAAGGGTGAGCACACAAGGCAAGCACAGGTGAGCACGTACCCGCGAGGCAGTAACGCAGGCACGCGAAGAAACGCGCAGGCAAGCGCACGCCCGCACAGCCACGGACACACGCTCGCAAGGTAGACAACCGGGCACGCACGCTCCCACCCAGGCGCTCAGGCGGGCACACGCGGCCACGTACCCGCAGGTGTACAGGCGCAGACACGCACGAGCACGCACACCCAGGCACGCGCACAGGTGCACGCGCAGGCACCCGCACGGGGGCACTGGCGGGCTGATGGTGGGAGGAGGGCCCTCGCTTGAGTATAATAAAATTCGGGTGCGCATAGAACACGCACCCAAGCCGCTACACAGGGACTCCCAAGACGGTATCCAGCTCCTCGAACTCGAAGCTGTACACACCGGAGGTAGTGCCAGTCACGGTGATCACCATGTAGTACGTACCAGCCTGCAGCAGCCGGGCACCAGCAGTGCTAGGGCGGCCCGAGCCTTGGCCAGCACCGGCGTTTGCTCGCAGGACCTCACGCTCAGTACCACCGGTTAAGGTGCCACCCGCGGCTACAGTGCTGAACCCGGCAACATCACCACCGATCGTGTTCATGCAGAACTTCGAAGGGATGTCGGTGAAGGTGCCACCCGGGGTGCCGCCAGTCATGACTTGGACTTTCGCCTGGCCAGCGTCCAGCTGCAGGTCCTGCATGGTCAGCAGGAAGTCCCGGGTGGGAGTGAACCGTAGCACAGTGGCCGTGGTGAACTCTCGGTACGCACGGAACTTCCGCTTCTTCACGAGACCCATGGTCATGTCGGTACGCATCTGTGCACCGCGGAATGTCCGCGCGCTCTCGTACCCATCGTTGAATGATCTAGATGACATGCTTGCTCCTACTTCGGCAGGGCAGCCAGTGCCTCCTGCACGGTCTTGAACTCATTCCCCATGGCACGAGCTTCCCACTGGCGGCGCTCCCACAGGCCTCTGCACACCTTGTTCCCTGGCGTGCTGCAGTCGTACTTCCTGCCGTTCACAGTGATGTACTTCCACTTCAGGGTCGCAGCCTTAGCGCAGGCGTAGTCGCCCCGGGCCAAGCACTTCTTCTGCGAGGACGAGTCGAACCCGTACTCACCGATGTTGTACACGTTCGAGACGGCACCCAGGATAACCACGTCTGGGATCCCCTGTGGCAGCCCCTGCAGCGCGTTCGCGTGCTTAGCTATACCATCCTTCAGCCTTTGCTTGCACTCGCTCAGAGAGGCTCTCTGGCCCTTCTGGACGTTCGTGGTGTCACCGTTGCAGATGGTCAGGACACCTGCGCTGTCGAAGTACGCGACGAGCTCAGTGCCTTCGAGGTGGGTGAGGCTGGTCAGCAGGGCAGACCCCAGCAGGGTGCTGCCCGCTAGGGCCCCGACGATCTTAGTCTTTAGGCTCACTCAGAGGACCTCCTTTCAGAATGGCTGCCTCGAACGCTTTGCTGTTCCGGCGCTTGTAGTACCAGTTCACACCGAAGGTCAGGATAGCCAAGACCAGACCGCCGACGGTGGCGACGGTGTTCCAGTCTACCATACCGAACAGACCGGTGACAGCACTGGCGGTGTATGCAGCGGGGGTGGTGAGCTTATCTCCCATTTGAATCCTCCTTGTCCGTGCGGGCCCGCCGCATGGTGTACATGGCCAAGAGCACGATAGAGCTCAGGCACATCCCGACGATCCCTAGGACCTGCCAGGTATTTGTGTTGGTGACAGTCACAGTACGCGCTGTAACGTCGCGTGCTGCGTTCTGAGTTGAATTCGTGGTAGTGGCTTGGGTGATGGTCGCGTCGCCCTTCACGTCGCCTTCCAAGGCCTTCTGGGTGCTCTCCACCTTGGAGGTCACCCCGATGCCTTGTTTGGTATTCTCAGCGCCTACCTGCGCTGTGATCTCCGGCTTATCCGGGGAGACAACGCCTGTAACCGCCTTGATTGCGCTCAGGGTACTGCAGCCACTCAGGGCCAGTGCCAGCGCAACGCCGGCGATTACAGAACGTTTCATGCTACCTCCAGTTAACCGATTAGGTACACGTCAGTGCGATACAGATTCATAGAGTCGCCGGCGTTGGCAAGGGTTGCCGCCACACTAATAGCCTGGTCAGCGGAGCTAGTAAAGCCCGAAGTTGCCTGGGACATTCGGGTGGCATTAAGTCCCTGCGTGAGTTTACCGAATGCACGGTAGCCACCAGCCGCTTCGTATAAGCTGGCATCAATCTCGAAGGGTACGTTTGTCGCGGCAGCAGGTACTGTGAAGTTCAAAGCCATACCACCGAAGTTTACCGTAACAACAGACCCTGCGGTTGCCTGCGTAAACACGCCGAGCACATGAACACGGCACACCTTACCCACACCCGCCATGCGGTACGCCTTGACGGTGTATGGCGTGGTGAGTACAGTCGGTGTAACCCCGGACAACGCGCGGTTGGTCCGGTCGAATGCCATGCGCTGCCACGAGCCGGAGCCCTGTACGGACATCTCCGCGATATCTCCTGAGTACGCCTTAAACTCCAGTACTGTCGTGTTTGCATCCGCGGTGCCCTCGTTGAATACCTCAGGGCTACCGCCAGAAGCGAAGCAGGCCCCTGTAATGGCACGTTTGGCCACCACGTTGCGCTTGTAGTTGTTACCCACAGTATCGCAACGGGCGTTCTCGGCGGCTAGGAATCCGACGGCACAGTCCTCAAAGGTCACGAAGTCGCAGTGCCCCTGTGAACCGGTAGACCAATAAACGCCAGCAGAGAGTGCCTTCTTAACGATAGGCCCATTCGCTGTGCTACTAGAACCGTATCCGAAGCTGCTGCGGGTCGAGTCGCTGATGTAACCATAGGCCCCCACCCCGTTGGCATCCAGAATACCACCATTAATACGCGATGCATCACACTCCTTAATAATGATACCGGCCCATGAGCACTCAAACGTGTGGATGTTCTGTGTGTACACATCCGCACCGTTGGCGCCAAGGAAGCCAATGCGGGTATTACCGCCACCGGACTCGGTGAACCGTTGGAACTTCAAGTCCTGGACCCAAACGCGCACACCGGGACCGTCGAAGTTGAACCCATGACTGTATGATGGCTGATTACCACCGCCATCGATCAGCGCAGTAGGCACATTCGGGTGGCCACCTACACCGGGACCCCGTACCAATACACGGTTTTTAGATGGGGTACTAAAGGTCTGGGCACCTGCAGACAGATCGTAAGTGCCGTTGGCACCTATGATCTGCCAGTTACCGTTGAGCACTGGCCCGTAGTTCTTGACAGCATCAAACCCACTCTGCCACCCCACAACGGCTTGCCCAGAGGACAGGCCGTCGCTACCGGCCACCCCAGTAGGCGCTACATACAGCCGGTTGGTTTGGCTGTCCAGGGGCTCTACATAGAACAGGTCGGAGCCACGTTTAATTACACCGGCGCCACAGTGCCGTACGCTGTGCAGGTTTGGAATGTTGCCAGTGGATACGTAGACACCGGCAGGCCAATACAGCCGTGCACCGGCAGCTACAGCAGCAGCTACAGCAGCAGCAAGGGCTGCCTGGTTGCTGGTAACACCATCCACGGGTACGCCCTGCAGGAAGTCTCGAACGTTAACCACGTCGGATAGGCGGTCGTACACAGTGCGCCCTTTGTACCCGAGGAGCCCGGCCCCAAGGTCGGGGTCTGTGGCGTTGGCGAGGTCGTCCCGGAGAGCCTCGCTCTCCGGGGATTCGGCAACGAGGGACAGAGCATCCGCAGCTGCCTGCAGGGACGGTTGAACCTGCATAGCCTTATCAGCACGCGGCGTGGCACCGTCCTGCACAACCAGTTGCATCTCCTGCGCCGCGGTTAAGCATGCGTCCCGGATTTCGAGTCGCTCTGCCTCAGTGATAGATGCGATGCTCATAGCACCTCCTTATTACGATACGAACGAAGTGATAGCCCCAGCAGCAACCAATGCGGTGCACAGCGCGTCGACGTCGGTCTTCACCGAGATGGTGCCGGTCAGCGCCTTGTTAGGCAGACGGGCGCTGGACTGCGACATAGCCTCAAAGTCGTTCAGCACAGCGGTTGCCTTGTCACGGACGTTCTGGTTGGTCAGGACGGCAGCAGCGTTAGCGACGGACATAGCCATAGTTGTTTCTCCTTATCGAATTCGGGACCGGGTTCCGCGCCCTTGGCGGCGTGTCCCTTTGGTGTAGCCCATGGGGTTCTCGATGAACTCACGAGCAGCTTGTTGTTGCAGTTTCTCAGCTTCCTTCTCCTCGTCAACTGCGAGGAATCCTTTGAGCTCGTTCACAAGGTGCGCCACGGCGTCAGCCCGGTCATCCTTGGCGAGAGAGCCGCGGTCGTACGTGATATTCTGCAGCTGGAACAGGCAGCTGTACAGGCGAGCCTTCTCACGGCTGTACCCGGCAAGACACTCGATGTCCATCTCGATGGCGCGCTCGTGGAACACGAACTTGTGCCGACGGAACACAGGGCCCAGCGTATCGATGATGCGGCGCTCCTTCTGCGTGGTCGCGTAGATATCGCGTACCCCGATGGTGGTGAGCTTCCGCTTGGCAAGGGCGTTCATCATGAGCAGGCTTGCTGTGCCGTGGCCCATGTTCGCCTCCATCACGATGTCGATCACGCCGTACTCTTCAGCGAGGTCAATCAGCTTGTTGCAGTTCTCGTCACACAGGCCGCCTTGATAGCCGCCCACTGCGAACAAGTGGATGTACGAGTTCAGGGCGCCACCGATGGCGAAGGCCACCTCGTCACCGCCGTTACCCGCAGGGTCGATCATCATGATCTTGTGCTGGTACGGCAGCAGGAGCTCGCCTGCGCCGGCCGGCCGGTACATGGCCTCCCCATGGATCACCTCTGGAACCTCCTGCAAGCGCGTTCCTGGCGTCGCAGCGTAGTACAAGGTATCAGGAGCAGCCTCACAGCCCAGCGACGCTACAATCGCGTCAGAGAGCTTCACGCGGGTGCGCATGGCATCCACGAGGTACGTGTCCAGCATGTACTGCAGCTGGAAGCCCTCAGGGCCGAAGTCCAGTTCCTTGCCCTGCAGGTCCTCCTCGGTGTACCGGC